TACGCGTGTCATAGTATGTCGTCGGTATTCCGTGATCGAACGTCTCTTCCACGAGATTCTGGCCAACATTCGTTGATTCCTGCAACGCCATGCTTGTCTTTCCAATGCTTCCCCGGCTCATACCATCTCCCGGAAGCGCGTGGATTACGTCAAGATCAGCATCAATATCACACTCGAAGCTTTCAAGGTAAACATCGCCATTGTGGACAACGCACAAGCCTGCTGGATACATATCGTTCAATTGCTCGCGATCAGCTTCCTGGAACTCCTCGAAGAACTCAGGGCGCATGTAGCTCCAGGTCTTTGTCCCCATGCCGTAAGCATCTTCGCCGGTAGCAACGTTAATGCTGGTATCTGAGCCAGCTTGCCGCTTTACAGCCATGCGGCAATTGCGCTCGTAACTATCCCCGTTTCCCGAGTTTATCTTCTTGCGTGCATCGGGATAGTCGCGCTTCATCGAAGCAATGGAGTATTCGTCCTCCAGCTCAATGAGATTACAGTTCTTTAGCGGTATTTCGATATCTTCTTTGGCCGCTATCGGCAATCGCGATTCAAGTACTCCCCAGAACTCGGTTATTTCCTTGTCTTCCCGCTGCACAGTGCGCGTCACCACGCGACCGTCAGTGAAAAGCTTTAGAGAATGGGTTAGTTGTTGCGTAGGCGTGTCATTGTACTTGCGGTAGATGCGCTCATATGTCTGCGCCTTACCCGTATTGCGAACGCTGTCTGGGTTGAATGGGTCATCGGCCTCAGCCCTTACCTTCGGGCGAGCGCCCATGAACGTGGAAATGAATATCTTTCCATACGCCTGATAGATATTGAAAACTCGGTCGTAAGGAGAGTCTTCATCGGACCCGAAAATTACATCCTCATCATCTTCAGACCAATAGAACCGCTGAATGTCTTTGAAGAATAGTCGCTGATCGCGGGCACTCTCAACCTCTGCCATACGATCACGCTTGCCCTTTTGATTGTGAACGCGAAGCTTGCCGAGTACGGAGCGCTGAAGATCCTCGTCATCATCCAAGGATGCACGTTGCGCCAGATCGGCTTCGGGGTCATTATCCCCTCCTGCCATATCGATGCGCGGGCGGGGCTGGACGCCATTATTCACTTGCCTGTCAACCTCTTCATTAGGCTAGGCATCTTCGCCACTTCAGTGGACTGCGAGGGCTTCGTCCAAGGCTTCTTTAGCAAACCCTTCGGTGCTGGCGTTCCTGTAGGCGCAAACGGAGGAGGCGCACCGGCCCCAGGCATTGTAGGCATTGCGCCCAACGTCTTCTGCTTCATCAAGCCTTTTAGGTTCATCAGTGCCATTATACTGCCTCCCTCTCAAAAGTCTTTACCGTGTCCTTATCTCCAGGACCACGATAGCGTATGTTGTAATGTTGGGGATCGTCGCAAGGCTCATGATGCCCGAGATAACCTCCGTCGAAGTTTATAAGGTGAGGCTTACGGTCTGTAATGGGTAAGCGTTCTACCACTTCTCGGCTAACTGTCTTCATGCGCTCTCCCTTAATTCATCGATATGCTGACGCTTCCTACGGTGCTTAGATTCCAATTCCTTTTTGCGAATATGCCAAGGAAGAGGACGAGGCGATCCAGTGACTGCATATTCATCTGCGCTTTTCTGCGCCTCTACGGGGCGGACCTCTGAGAATGCTTGCTTTGCTTCAGCTAGTTCAATCCGCAACTTGCCGCATTGATCGGCCAGCTTCTCCGCGCGCTCCCGCTGGTTTCTCGCCCATGCGCTCATATCCACATATTCGCGATGGATCCAGAATAGGAAACCTCCCAACGCACAGTTCGCAATCAAGCTGCATATCAGAATCCCTTTCATCTCCTTCTCCTACCGCTCACCTGGAACTCTCCCTTGGATTGCATAGCCCGAAAGCTGATTTCTGCCATCGTCATAGCCTGCCTGTCGCCACTCGTGTTCATGATAGAAATCAAATGCTCGGCGTGCTTCACTTTTTCCGGTTTCTCTCCGTGTCTCAGCATTGAGATTAGCCCATAACGCACATCGTCCGCAACATCCATTTTCTTGTCGGTCTGCGAAAGGTCAGTCTTTACCACGTCGTCAAGGTCTTTAGGGTTGCGCATGAGCAATGGCAAAGCGTCCAGAATCTCCGGGCATTCGGTGGATATGATCCATACAGTATCTCCGGCAGCAGCGATCATCTCGGGCGTGCGCTTGTCTGGAGGCGTAGCCCAGATGCGTGTGTTGTTCAAAAGCGTCGCCATCAGTCCCCACCCGGCCTTGCGCGCGTTAACGGCCATTTCCGCAGCCGGCAGGTTGAACTTGCGCAACTCTTCCGATATCAGGTCGGAAGTAGTGTTCTCCGCATCCTTGTCGGCAAAAGCGTCTGGAGACAGGAAGTATCGCCGCAATTGTTCACGCTCTCGCACTGGCGTTCTATCCGCAAGGGCTCTACCAACCTGTGTAGAGGTCTGCTCATTCACAATCATGCGCCGATAGGTGCTCACCACGTTCAGCGGGATGGGGACGCACCAGCCCAACCATTGCTTCACCTCAGATGGGCTCATAAGCGTTTTCCCGTGCCAATGTGAACTGCAAAAGTGAGTCTTGCCCCAATCGGTAGACAGCCAGCGCGAATCCCACGGCCTGATTACCCCCTCCGCTATCTCCGCAGCCTTCATAGTTGCCTGATAGTCGTACACGCCTGAGAAGAACGCGCCTTCGATGGAGTTCCAGCCACCCAATAGATCGCGGTTACGCGTGGCATCGTCCAAGGCATTGAGTTTGCGACCGTACGGAGAGCGCGTGGTGAAGTAATCGAACCGCCGCTTGTCCGACCATGAGTAATAATCTTCCTCTGTAAGCCCTTCGCTCTCTAGTTCGGAACGTGACCACTCCACATTATCCCACGGGTATACATGCAGAAAGGTATAGTCATCAGGATCTTCGTTCTCATTGAACTTTTTGATTGGGCTGAATCTATCGCGCAGCGCCTCAATGCCAATGCCCCCCATGTTGAACGCCAATACCGTCTTAGCCCGATGCGAACCTCGAGAACGGTTGGCGAGCATAATTTCGCCAAGTTCTTCCCATGTGAACTGTTCTGCCTGATCGATGAAGATGTAGCGGAAGTTTCCGGATCGAAATCGACGTTTGATGTCCTCGAGAGACTCTCCATAGCTGAAGGATAGCTCAGATGTCGTATTGCCCACCGGCAACCGCAGGACATGGTTAGTGCGATGCAGGAAGTCATCCAATACCGGGAAGTCGCGAATCAGAGCTTCCTCGTGGTACTTGCGCACTTGGTCCGAATTCCGCATGACGATGCATCCAATCATGCCCGGCTGCTCCATCATCATCGCCAGGGCTACACGGTCTATGCCTGATGATTTTGCCGCGCCACGTCCACCACCAATGCCTATGACTGTGGCGCGGTGATTATCCAGCAAGTCTTTCAGGAGCCATTGGCTAGGCTGGATGTGGATGTCTATGGGCATTTAGTAAACCCGCTTCGTTAGGTCAGCTAACGCTTTGCATGCTGCTGACCACGAAGGGCAAGAGAGATACTTCCAGCCAGTCGTGGTCAGCCATGAATCCCACCAAACGCCGCCCTCTTTGAATACTTTGTCCTTGTAGGCCATCAGTACCACCTCAGGAAGCGATTTAGAAAGGACTGAATTCTGTATTCTGTTTGAAAATGGATCTCTTAAATCGCAATTAAAGCATATGCGACGTTCCGCATCCCAATTCACAGAAGAACCACAATTGGGGCAAATCATCAGTAGGCATCCTTCGAAGCGCGAGCATTCATGATCCATTCGTCCGCCGTCAAACCGCTAATGAATTTTCCTTTGCCCTCAACCTGCACAGCCATCTCTAGCGCTTTACGTGTATCGTGGTACAACGCAAGTAGTGCGTCATAATCATCCGCCTGCACGACTTCTGATCCCACCCCGTCTTCTTCTGATCGCCCTACATTGTAGGGATCAAAGCTATTCATCAATCCTCCTCACCATGCCGTTTTGCCCATGCTTTGGGCTCTTATGCCCAGCGTCCATAAGGCACTCCCAATGGTCGCCCTCTTCCCACCATATGCGCCCGCAGATGGGTATTTCCTCCGCATTTTCTGGAAGTCCAACGGCTGCGACCGTTTCCTCATATGTAAGTCGGTTAGTTTTCCCAGCGCATATGTCCCGCAACGCCTGCATGTCAGGCTTTAAAGCCACCGCGTCAGTTGCCATTGAACTCTTAGGATGCCCAAGTGAATCTGCCAGCAATTGAACGGGCCGCTCTCCACCACTGGCCCTTTGTAATTCTTGCGGTATTGTTTCGACCACGTTCCCACACATAACGTCTTTCCGTTGAATTCTATAATTTTCATTCCATCTCCTAAGTTTCATGTCAGGTTTGGCAGGAGAAGTTGGAATCGAACCAACCGAGTCAAGTTTTGGA